GTGACTTCTTGTTCTTCTTATTCTTGGGCATGATGTAGGATTTGACCCCCGGGTTGGTCAACAACATCATCCATGTCAATTGTCGCTGTTTGGAGCTCATCTATGACAATGGTGTCACAGAAAGTCTCCATAAAAACTTGCATATGTGGTAAGACTCCAAATGCATGATAGAAGCTGATGCGGGCTTCATCAGTGATTTTGGCAGACCTCGTGCTGGTTCTCGCAAACCGATGCGGGTTGGTCTCCCTGAACTTGTTGGAAAACGTGCCATTACGAATGTAGGCACGGTAAAAAGATTCTAACACGGGCACCCCACTACAAAGAGAGGCACCTCCAATTCCAACTGCAAAAAGCCACTTGCGAAAGACATTGATGTTTGGCATGACATGCAAGCACATTGTGTCCTTGCGGAACACAGTTGCTGGATGTCTAACCATCCTATAGCCCGTCTCAAGAGCCACAGGGTGGGTTTGACAAAACTCAATTTCCTCGAAAGTGTAACAGGGAGGCTCAACCGTAAGGTCGAACCCATAGCGGACAAAGAAATTCCGCAATCCAAGATTGAATTTGTTGAGATGTTTGCGCTCAAAAATAACGACGCAATCATCACCATTGTTACACAGCTCTACGTCCACACCGATCGATTCTTTATAAGCGTAAACCAGTGCGCACATAATGATGCAGTTACCAAGTGAGGTGTTGACATCGCCTGAACAGCGTGTCCCTTCCATAGCGAACTTGATTTTACCATCACTACAATGGGCCACACCCTCGTTATCTAACTGCCAAGACAACAAGGTACGTAATCTGTCATACTGTGCCTTACTTACTCTCGGCTTATAATAGCTAAGGTAAGCTGAATGCTGATAACGAAGAGCGGCAGGCGACACATGCATGTCAAACTTAGTGGCATCAAGTCCAACTGCAACAGGCTCGCTAAACCTGTCCCACTTGGCTTTAAGTATTTCAGCGCTCGCGTCTGCATCAAATCCCTTAATTACAGTAGCGCGAGTGTGCGAACCAAAACACTTATTAATGGCCGTGAAATAGTGATGTTCCGCATGTTTGAGGTAACATCCCAATAACAAATTGTATCTAGGACTGCGAGGATTGATTATCCTGGGAGCCTTAGAAACATCCTGTTTCTCAAACTTAACGAAGGAACTAAGCCGAGCGTCCTTTCGACTAATCCTTGCCCTTTCCAATGATTCTAATGCAGCAGCATACACCTTTCGCTTTGAAGCCGGGAAAAGGTCAACACATTGTGATGATGTTAACACGGGAAGGTGGGGCATGTATGCTACTAAACGGGAACGAAAATCTTTTAAATTTTCATTGGAATCGTAAGCTGAGAATTCAACGGGGAGAGCGGGCCTAAATCCTTCAGGGGTCTTGCACATAAAATATCGTTCTACAAAAGCCCTCTCCACCGCGTTGACACAATTGTTGTAAACACCGATGTTGTGTTTCGGTGCCAAGCCAGGGACAATAGTGTAAACCCTAGACTTGTGCGACTGCCCGTTACGGTGCGTGCACAACTTACCACGACACTCAAGCTTAACACGATTCAAAAGATTCGGATCAACTTGGGTGTCGCGGCCACGTACCAAAACCGGGCGTCCTCACCAGTACTTGGCAAACGATGGCTCATTGGGAGAGTAATACCCAATTAGCCATCGCAGCCAAACCGGCAGTCGTTGCTTGCTGGCAACAACCTCATCAAAAACTCCCTCATCAAAGAAAGAGTCAATGGTAATGGTTCGGTGTTGCTCAACAACGACAAGACGAATGTTGCGAGCGCGGCAAATGCGTCTATACTCGGCTTCCGCTAACTTAATATTAACGTCAGACCTTTCCAGTCGACCCAAGGCCGCACGCAGCGCCAACAACATTGTAGCCGCAAATTTCGAACTCGTAGCAGTAGCCAAACTGCCACTCCTCACAAGATCCCCAGAACTCTCTAGACCATTAATAAGCCTTTCAAGTGGATCTTCACCTTCAACCTCGACAAGACCTGTAATCAAATCATTTCTGATCGACTTACGCAGGTCGAGGTAGGTAACATAGAGGGGTGGTGCCCCCAGTCCGATGAGGGTCATGAGCTTGTAAACACGCAGGTTCTCGACAATGGCAAAGGCCCTGAGGTGATCAACCTCTCTTCTTGCGAAAAGAAAACTCATATTATCCACGTGGTAAGGTGTTTCGAATAACACTCCTAAATAAT